CTGGAGTTTCTGGTGCCTCCTGCGCGATTCGAACGCGCGACCTGCGGTTTAGAAGTTATGTTTTCTACCGCTCATTATGTTTCGTTACGCTCAATAAATGCTGTTACGACCTGCAAAAACAAGTTTTTGTCCGGTGTGTATAGTAAAACAATCCATACAGTTTGGAGGCAATTTGGAGGCAGTGCCTCCAACCAACTTGTTGCACGTTAAGGAGAAACGGCATGAATATCTCAGTCAGATTGCGTGGCAAGGTTTGGCAGGCAAGGGTGAGGTACCGTGGAGCAGATGGGCTTATTCATGAGAAGCATCATTCTTTGAGTGCTCCATCGGATAAATCTGGTCGAGGAAAAAAGACCGCCATGCTTGAGGCTGAGAAATGGGTTAAGGATGCGGGATTTGTTGAGATTGTTGAAGAGAGCCAAGCAACAAGGCTTGATTGCTCGGCATATACATACTGTCTCAATTACTTTAAAAGCCTTGTGGCTACGCAGCAAATAGAACGCCGCACCTATACGTCTTACAAGAATAGTATTCGATACATAGATCTCTTCTTTGGTGAGAAACGCTTACAGGACATTACTATCACAGACGTTGAGATGTATGTGTCCTGGCTTTACGACTCTAACTACTCAGCTAATACCATTAAGAAAGCTTTTAATGGCTTACGTCAATGTACACGCCATGCCGTAGCGATTAGAGATCTGCAATATGACCCCTGTGCGTCAATCAAGGCTCCTAGGGGCCAGCTTGCGACACCAAATCCTTTGGACGAACCTTCCCGTAAGAAGCTTCAAGTTATGCTTGCCGCTCTCGAACTCTCTCCAATGGTTATTGCAACGTATTTGGCGTACTTTACTGGTATGAGACGCGAGGAGTGCTGCGGACTTCAGTGGAAGGATGTCAAACTTAAAGCAGAGGATGTCACAGCACACCTATGCCGCGCTATTTCGTATGATGGCGGTAAGACCTATATCAAAGGCTTAAAGAACGGTAAAACCAGAACGGTACCTGTCCCAGCACCACTCGTAGACATTCTTAAGCAATGGCGCTCTAAATACATCGAGGACTGTATGTTGATGGGAATTGCGTTTAATGAAGAAATGTATGTTCTTGGGGATTTCTCTGGCGAGTATCTCAGACCAGAGCGAGTGACTGCATGGTGGAAGAGTCACTCTGAGGAGTGGGGTCTTCTTGGAACGCAGGGGAGACGGCCAGTCTTTCACGATTTGCGTCACACGTATGCAACGATTGCAGTCAGGACCATGGACATCAAGAGCGCTCAAGACATTCTTGGCCATAGTGACATTAATATGACGATGCGCTATGCAGATACAGACATGGAACAAATTCAAAGAGCTGGCAGGGCTATTGGAGAAGCTCTTAACGATGCGCATAAAGACGGCGCAGAAGTACTACAGTTACGCCGAGCGATATAGGTAGAGGAGCTTATTGCTCCTCTACCTACTCCATTGTTTTGAAATTACTTCGTAGGTTATTCCAATTCGTTTTATTGTCATACAGGTTACAAGAACGAGATTTAATGAAAAGGCAATTGCTAAACCTGCCAATAGATTTCCTATTAATATGCAGTATGTTGATACAAGTGGTTTTACAACTATAAATGCTGCTGAAGTGAAGCCTGCAACGACGGCCCAAAGAGTACAATAAAAAATCTCATCAATTACTTTTAAGTCATTTTCTTTAGGTTTAATTTCTTTTTGTGCGATTAATTGCATCCTGAGCTGGTAAACCATTACAACGACGGCGAAAATTAACGAAGAGGTAATTGATACCCATGTTAGGAGCCCCTGAAGAGCTTCATCGAGAGAGCCATGTAGCTTATCTGCGTTGATGGTAATTACAACAGCGATGATAATTGGTGTAATAATCTGACAAAAAAAGTCAAATATAGATATCTTTTTTTCGTAACCTTGGTGGAGCGACGCAATATAGTTTTTGACCACATAACATAAACTAATTTTGCTCATTTCTCCTCCTTATGTCGAACATTCGTTCTTTGTTATTATTATTCTACAACATTGAGCGACCTAATCTGTTTGAAATGTCTTCTACCTTTTCTGCGCATCTTTTAATAAATTCATTATTGCTTAAAGGTTTATCTCCATTACAGTTCAGTAACTCTACAATTCTCATATCAAAATCATCATTCAGCTTGAATTTCTTTGTTCGTCCAACGTTATTTTTCATTTGAACTTCAACAACAGCATCATTGTGGTCAACAATACTTTTTTCATATCCGACCAATGTTTTTCTTCTTGAGTCAATAGATCTAATAGCGTTGATTATCTTCGTTGAAAACGGTCTGTTCTTTTTATGCCCATACGTCAAAATGACATAGTCGCTTTCTTTAATTAGACTGTCAGATATGTCATTTTGTTTGATGTAGTATTTGATAGAAATTTGTTCGACAGATTTAAATGTGTCTTCTGCTTCTTTTTCTGTAACTGCTTCATATTTCATGGTTACGTTTGGAGCAGCTTGCTTCAGGTAGCTTTTAAATTCTTTTGGAATAATAGTATCTCCAGCAGATGATAAAGCGTGTTCAACACAAAGAATTGCATATGTATCGCCCGTATTCTCAACGGATAAATAAACGCGGGTACCGACTAATGCGGCTTGTTCTGCATTAATATTTCCTACATTTTTATTAGTAGACGGTTCATAGATAACACGATCTTCACCGGCTAGACCTGATTCGATTGATGCAAGAATATACTTTTTTGACTTTTTTGACTTTTTTGAATTTTTTGAATCACTCCCAATCTTATGAAATTTAAAAACTTTAACGTTTTCATTTTCTAATTTTGGGATGACCCTAGTATTGAGAAATTTCGAGAAGTGTGTAAGTATGCTTTCTCCATCTAAATCGTATATGCTACAGACTTCATCAGGGTGTCTTCTTTTGTTGAACATGAATTTGTAAACAACAAGAGTTCTTTCAGCATAGACAGGCATTTCCCAAACCCTTTCACAATTCCTTCAAACTTTTATATATCGGACTCAGTTTTTGTCCGGTGTTAACACTAAATTGGAACGTGCGTTCCTTGAGAATTAAACATGTCTTATTTCTTCACTCCCGCCAAGCTCTTCTTAAATTCTTTTTTGCAGTTCAGTAATTACGGCATCCACATCTTTAAGTTTGTTAAATAAATCGTCTAATTGCTTTGAGTTTTCAAGCTGTTCTGGCGATGGCTTTTCTCCGATTAGTTCTTCAAAAGTACAGTCCAGAACCTCACATATTTTCTTTGCATGTTTGATTGTTATTTCAGTTTCTTGACGTTCCCAAGCACTAATTACTCGTGATGATACTCCCACAGCTTCAGCAAGGTCTCCCTGGGACATACGGCGCATCTTACGGATTTGCTTCAACTGAAGATTAAGTTCTTCCATTGGTGCTCCTTTCATCTAGCAGGCATTTTACCACTTTCTACACAAAATATACAAATATCGTAAAAATTTTCTTTACATTTACGAATTTCGTAATTATTATGAAGAAGAACTTACGGATTTCGTAAGTTTCTAGATAAAAGTTAGTCGTTCTTTGAAAATTGCATTAATCAAGTATTTGTTTTATCCCTACGTTTTATAGATTGGAGGCAACCATGGATCAGATGGATTCAATTGCTGTTCGTATTCGCATCGCAATGGCTAGAGAAAATGTGTCAGCTCGTGAGCTCGCAACAAGAACCAACCTCTCTGAGTCGACAATTTATAAAGCAAGTAAAGAGGAAAACGACGAAAAAAACTAGCTTAAAAACTATTCGTCTACTTGCTGATGCACTAAATGTCTCTGCAAAGTGGCTTGCATGTCTGGAGTAATAAATGCCAATACCTCAAAATACAGGCTCAGCATGGTCATACCATTGGGAGCCAAAAGTCGAGCATAAGCTCGAACCAGAAAAAGCCAAGGCACCACATACCACAGTATCTCACATTGAGGGAGCATCACTTATAAAGAGTTGTTTTAACGATGCTTATTACGTTATGGAAGAGGGTGGGAACCTGTGGTTTCTTGGTAGTTTTGAAACAGCTCAAGAAGCAAGCGGAGCTTTTAAAAGATGGGCAAAATGCCATTAGAAAAAATAGCCGCTTACTTGAAAATCGCTACAAGCAAAGACACTAGAGCAATAACAACAGAGACAATTGAAACGATACGTGAGAACCAAGTTTCTTTTCTTGCATCTTCAACGTATCCCTTAAATGCTTCATTTTGAGCATTTAAGACACGGGCTTGTTCTTTTAAGACATCCAGCAATTCGCTAATTCTCAATTGCTCATCAAGTGGGGTTAGCTTAACAGTGTCAGCAACTCTAAATGTAGATAGATCTCGAGCGCGGGCTTGCATGTCGTCCTGTTTTTGTTTTAACACCTCGTCAATATTCGGAATATCTTCAAAGGGGGTGTGAATCTTGGGAAATCTTAAAGATTTAGCAACTTTAATAGCTTCTTTTTGTATGGAGCTTAAGTTGTCCATTAAAAAACATCCAATCCGTATGCTTTCGTGTTTGGTGTCTGTTCTATCACTTATGTTTTCAGTTTACTGCATTTTTGCTTGCTCAAAGATGGCAAGCGTTGTTGGTTTATGTGTTGCAGTGTTTGCTCTTTGTTTTGCAGGTCTTATTTATTAACAAGATAAAAGTGCCCTCCTCACGGGGCAACGTGGGAGAGCGTGTCCAAAAACTTTAAGGAGTTGAAATGGACAATACAAGTATACAAGTTTTCAGTTCTCAAGAATTTGGAGAACTCAGAGCTCTTAAAGGATCTGATGGAGAGCCTTGGTTTGTCGCTAAAGACGTATGCGATTTCTTGGAAATTACAAATAGAAACCGTGCAATGCAGCGTCTTGATGAAGATGAAAAGGGGGGTACGCATATGTACACCCCTGGAGGTAATCAGGAAGTTAGGCTAATTAGTGAGGCTGGGTTTTATAACTTGCTGTTTTTGTTTGAACCGACAAAAGCAAACAAAGCCACTCGCGAACAGCTTCTTGCGTGGGAGACGAAAGTTGAACGCATCAAGCGTTTTAAGCGCTGGGTTACACATGACGTCCTTCCCGCAATTAGACAAAGCGGTGGTTACATTGCCACAGATGGCTCTGAGAGTAATGAAGAGCTTTTAGCTCGTGCGGTCCTAGTTGCTAATGAAGCTATCCAGCGTAAGGATGCACAGCTAAAAGAACAACAACGTCAGCTCTATGAGAAGGATACGACAATCATCGAGCAAGGTGTCAGAATTGATGAGCTCGCGCCAAAAGCTGGCGTGTATGACACGGTTATCAACGTCAAAGGCACGATGACAATCACAGACGCCGCGCGATATCTTGCACAATACGACCCTCTCATGAATCGCAAACGTCTTTTCGCACTTCTTCGTGCCGATGGAATGATTTGCCAGGGGAGCAATGCTCCAACCAAGCGAGGAATTGAGACGGGTAGATTCGTGCAGATCATGAGCACCCGTCGAGACGGCAAATCAAATGAGCCTTATGCCAGGATGACGCAGAAAGGCTTTGACTGGTGCGTTACCGCTTACTGTACAGCTCCGCTTATTGATTAGCTCTTATGGAGAGCTTGCGAAACACTGAGCTTATAACCGTTGAACAGGCTTCTCAATTATTAGGCATCCCGGTCTCCACGATGCGCAAGATGTGCGCTCGAGGGGAGGTGTATGCCAAGAAAGCTGGTAAACGATGGCTCATTAATAAACGGATTCTCTTAAGCCTCTATGGCTTGCATTCTAAGGAATAACTCATGAAAAAAAGAATAATTCTTGTGGCTTTGCTGCCCTTGCTGGTCTACTTCACAGCTGACTGCTTGGGCATTTTTGAGCCGCACAATGTGGCATATCTGATGGCTTTCAGATATGCCCTAATCGCATATGGCCTTGTTGGAGCTTTAGCCGTATGGCTTAAAGACAAAGAGAAAGAGGTTTGCAATGCTGACTAGACAGGAGCGTCAAGAGATTGCAGAGAGAGCCAAAGCATGTAAGAAAGAAGAAGAGCTTAACTGGGACCAATATTCATACGTTCTTTTGGGTGTTTCTCGTTGGAGGAATGATGAAGAGCTCTTAGACCGCATTGTCGACCTATGCGACACATCAAACATGATTGAACTGCCACGTGATAAAGACGGTGAGGTTATCCGTATTCACGATGTTGTGTATGACAATACTGGAATGGAATGGGAAGTTAGAGAATTTAGATTCCCGTTCGACGGCGCTTGTATTTATGCTCGTACCGATGATGACTATTCCACGTTTCGCCCAGACGAACTCACTCACAAAGCTACAACTATTGAAGAGAATATTGAAGAGTTCAATAAAGCCGTCAAAGTAACCGCTCAATATGTCGAAGCGTCAATGAATAAATGCGTTGAGGCAATGAAAAAGATAGCCGAAGTGTTTAATAGGCTAGGTGATAGCGATGACTAACCGTGAAGAGGTAGCGAAGAGGTGGCGAAAAGTCGGCGAGAGGTTAGACAAAGGACCTCCGATAAGTCTTACGGGTACAGCATGTATGGTACTTTGGGAGCTTTTGGAATCTGCTGGCATACGTGATAACAATTCTTACAGTGATGTGTTTAACCGCTTAGCTGACCTTATCGACCCTACATGCAAGCAAGTTGAAGCTATCAACAACATCGTCTGCTCCGAGTGCGGAGCTGACTTATATGACGATGACTTGTATTGCGTCCGCTGCGGTGCAAGGGTGGTGCGTCGTAATGACAAAGCGTGATTATCGAGACATTAAAGAGTTAAAGAGCTATGTATATGACCCAGATACAAGCACGGGAGATTATGAGTTCTGTCCAAATTGTGATGTTTCATTCAAGACGTCGAACATTGAAGTTGTTGATATGCAAGACGACGATTGTGATTACGGTATTTGTCCTCATTGCGGAGTTCTTCTCAAATTGTACCTAGTGCCAACGTATTATTTCAACCCTGTAATCTGCTCTGTTGAAGAATTTGAGAAGGAAACGTGTATTAAGTTAAGTGAGGAGGGTCAGTAATGGATCCTGTTGAGAAAGCTGTTGACCTCATCAAGCGTTACGCTTTATTGGCATATTTGAGTAATGGTGAAACTCTTGGTAGTGACATTAATGGCAAGCGAGTGTACTTATCAGGACCGATTACTAACACAAAGAACTATAAGGGTTTGTTTAAGTTTGCTGAAGAGCTCGCTGATTTTGGAGAAGCAAAGCAGATCTATAACCCCGCAGCGCAAATTTCTGAAAGTTCTAGCTGGGAACAGGCAATGCATCGATGTCTTTCAGAAATTACTAATTACGACACAGTAGTACTGCTGCCTGGTTGGAATGCCTCTCGTGGAGCAAGACTTGAGAGTGATGTTGCACTTGCCTGTGGAATACATGTGGTTAATCTCAGTGAAAACAAGATTACTTATGGCCTTTATAACTCGCTTAAAGAGACCCTTGAAAAACTCTTATAAGCAACCTTACAAACAGAAAGGAGACTCATATGGGTGCCGCAGATATTGTTGTTCTAGTCTTTTGCATTCTCGCTGGTATTGCTTTTGCTTTTAGCGATTAAATTCCTCATTTATTTTTAATTCCCTATTTTAACAACCAAATAGAAAGGTTCAACCATGAAGAAGGTTCTTCAATGGCTGGCTGTTGCTGTCTTTGCAGTGCTGGTATGTGTCCCAGTACTCGCACAAGCACAAACCGTGCCGACCACAATTACTAGCTTTAGAGTCACGGACAAAAACAAGCAGGACTTGACGGCTGCATACACCAACCAAGACATCTACTTGACAGCGTCTTGGCAGGCACAAGGCGAAGTCCACGAGGGCGACACGTTCTCGCTCGGTATTCCCGACATTCTCGACTTTCCAGCAACTAACGCAGCCAGCTTCGATATTTACGCGCCAGACGGTACCGTCATGGCAAACGCACAAGTAACACCCGGACGCGTCACAATCACCTACACGTCATGGGTCGAGGGTAAAGACCATGTGCAAGGTACATTGTGGCTTGCGGCACACGTCAAAGGTGACGCAGCGGCTGGAACAACCACGCTAAGGCTCATTGATGAAGCCACGGGACAGGTCGTGGAGACTAGCTTCGAGACACGCCACTACGGCATTATCCAGCACGAGATTATCGCCAAATGGGGCGTCAAAACCGACCACGGAACAGTTGAGTGGTCGGTACGTCTAAACCACGCGGCGGACAACCTCACAAACGTTGTACTAGAGGATACCGCGCAAGAGGGTACACGCATTATTCCTGGCTCGTTTAGACTCTATCGCGTTCACATGGACGCATACAGCAACATTGACCCTGCAAGCTGGGTGCGTGTCAACGTTCCCGAGCCAACAATCAATGGCAGCGGCTTCACGTGGGACTTGTCCAGCGTTGATTTTCAAGGCAACCAGTACTTCATGTACTACGAAACCGAGGGAACAGAGACGACCTCGAACGCGATTCAACTAAAGAGCCGCGAGACCACGCAGGGCTCACGCTATCAATTCGTTAGCCAGGACAGCGGCGGTAACGGCAACGGTGATAACCGACCAGCAGAGCCAGTAACGCCCGAGCCACAGCCAGAACCCGAGACACCGCCAACTCCAACGCCTACACCCGAGCCACAGCCAACGCCACAGGATAACGAGCCTGAACCACAGCCAGAGCCAGCTAAGCCAACAAAGAAAGTCAAGAAGGCTAAGAAGGCAGCTCTACCAGCAACAGGAGACGACGCAGTTATTGCAGTTGCTGGCATTGGATTGATTGCTCTTACGCTCGTCATCATGAGCGGATTTATGAAAAAGGAGAACTAATGACTACCGAAGCAGAAGATAGAGCTCGTCTCGAGAAGATGACGATGAAGGAAATCAAGGCAGTTGCAAAGGACGAGGGTATCACTCTTGGATACGACCGCTCAAGAAAAGAGAATGCGATTGGCTCGATCCTTGAATGGCGACGCTTTAAAGGCTGCTATATGAAGAGGTACTAATGAAAAAACGACTACGTATTGCAGACTTGAAATTTATTCGTGATCTGGTTGCCGAAGTATATAACAGTCAGAGCGATATGCGGCGAGCTCTTACGAGTAACGATTTAGCTGCTGTCCTAAGAGAGATTAACTTGTCAGATAAGCAATTAACGACATTGTTATGTACCCTTAACAAGCTCGTTGAATACTTCAAAGATGACGAATATCTGCAAGGCGGTTACTAATGAACCGCGCAATAAAAGTTCGACTTAATTCGAACGGTATTTGGTGCTGTCGACTTTACTTGGGAAGAAATCTCAACGGCAAAATCATTCAGCCTTATGCAAGTTTTCCTGCAGCTAAAGCGCAGAAAGAAGCTGAAGAATTAGCTAATATGTGGGCTTCACATATTACGTCTGACGGCAAAGTTAAAAGTACTCAGCTTACTGATTTGCTTCTTGAATATGTATCGATTAAGCGAAGAAATGGCGCAAGTCCTAACACCACAAGACAGCATGAAGGCTTTATTAGAAATCATATCAACGGTCGGCTTGGTAAAGAGGATGTAAGGAGTGTTACGTCCTCTTTACTTACCTCTTTTGAGCAGGATCTGTTGAAGAAGGGTTTGTCTCGAAACAGTGTAATTAACCTACATCAGTTTTTACGAGGTGCATACAATTACTTTGTTTCTGCTGGAATATGCGACTATAACCCGCTTATTAACGTGGCCAAGCCGTCCAGGGAAGTTCATGAAGCCGTTTCCATTGAAGAATGGGGTTTTGCTGGAGTAAGTACTCTTATTAATTCCAGAATTACCACAGCCATTCAAGAGAATGAGTTTAATTCCCGTGTTGTTTGCGCATTTGCTGCATGGCTTTCGTTAGTCACAGGTATGCGGTGCGGTGAGGTCTGTGCTATTAGATACAGTGATGTGAACATGCTTTATAAGCATATTCATGTATCCGGTACTGTCATTGAAGAGTCTTACAGGAAGCCATACAGGCGAGAATCCACTAAAGGCAAGAGATCAAGAAACATAGCCATTACTGACTCGGACATTAGTTTCATTAGTGACTACATGAAGCTTCAGAAAGCTCATATTGCCTTTGTAGAGTCTTCTACACCATTAATTAGTCTTGATGGCTCTTATATGCGCCCTACAAGCGTCTCGAGGTCGTTTACCCGTATGAGACGCACTCTCCAACTACCTCAAGGCATTACGTTTCACTCACTTAGACACACTCATGCGTCTTGGTGTTTAGCAAGCGGTGTTGACTTAAAGACCTTGTCAGAGCGTCTTGGCCACGCCGACCCAGCAACGACATTGAGGATTTATTCTCATTTGCTTCCTGGACGTGATAGGGGAGCGGCAGAAGCGTTTGGAGACGCTTTGAGAACCATTGAACAAAGAGAATTCTAATCGCTCCTTGCCTTAAAGGCTTGTTGCAATTTGTTGCAATTAGCAATTTTCAATCAAGTTGAAATCTATCAAAAATGCTCGTTCAACTTGGAAATTCTTTTTATTCCTTAGTGAGTGCTAGATAAGAAGTAATTATCAGACAATTAAAGAAAGGTAGACAACAGCATGGCTATTTCTAAAGTTACAAAGGATCTACGCAGATTGCTTGACGCTCAAAATATTCCTTGGGAAGACCATTCTGGATTTACTACTGAGCGAACTTGGATTCCATTAGATGATGGGTCTGTACTTTGTTGTTTGTGCTCTTATTACGTAACGCCAAGTGGCATTGAGTATGGTGTCACAAGAGGATTTCCGTTAAAGCTTGAGGTTTCTATTATTCATTCGATAGATGATTATTCGTCTGAAGCGGGAATGCCTAAGACACCAGAAGAGATTCTGGAGGTGCTTGGTAGACATGGAGCGAAGTAAATACTGCCAAGAGTTGTGTGACGCTCTAGAGCTTTATGGGAAGACGTGGACTGACCGCAGCAACGCTTGTGTTGAGCACATTTATTTTAAGTCTCGTGGTAACTGGGTTTCAGTTCTATATGGTGACGATATTAGAGGCTTCCCGCATAAGTTCCTTGTTTGGGAAATGTCTAATTACTCATATTCACCTCGTGTAATGGACGTTGAAAAAATCATCGATAAGTATTTTTAGGAGTTCGACATGTCAATTAATCACGTTAATATCTCCGGAAACCTTACAAGAGACCCGGAGCTCCGCTCTACTGCAGGAGGAACAAATATCCTTTCGTTTGGTGTAGCTGTTAATGACCGACGCAAGAATCCGCAAACGGGCAAATGGCAAGATGTCCCTAATTTCATTGATTGCATTGTTTTCGGTCAGCGTGCTGAAGCTCTTTCACGTTTTATCTCCAAGGGTGCAAAGGTCTCTATTGACGGAAAACTACACTACAGCTCGTGGGAAACTAAGGACGGCCAGCGTCGCAGCAAGCTTGAAGTTGTTGTAGAGGAGATTGAGTTTCTTTCAAAGCCTCAAACAACAGCTGCCACAGCGCAGGGCCAACCTTCATTCACAGCACCACAGGCACCGGAAGTAGAGCTTTACGATTCTGACATTCCGTTCTAAAGAATAATTAAATTATTTATTAGTTAGGTAGAGCCTTCGCAAAGGGGTCTTGGAGTCATCTGAGACCCCTAAATTAAGAAAACTAGGCTAAAAATTATGTAGATTTTGTTGGTTGCGCTCATTAAAGTTCGTTACGCTCGATACGCTCATTATGCGAATTTCGATGTGCTATACTTGCTTCGCTTTTCTATCTAAAAGCGTAACGGTATAGCAGAAAGCAGCTTGCGAATTGCACGCAAAGCAATTTCGCAAAGCGGCGGAGAAAGGCTCGCAAGCGTACCGGTTGCGCACCATCCTATAAAAAATTAGAGGTTATTCCGCCCAACAATACAATAATGTTTATAAGTTGTAGAAAACTTGTAGACATAATGTTGAAAACTCTCTATCAAGCCAGCTAAATCATATAATTTAAATAACTACTCTAACTAAACGTATCTACGTTTGGAGAATTATGGATTACAGTGGTTTAACTGCATCAGAGTTCTTTCATGGTGTAGCAGAAGCATCAAGAGAGAATACAAGAGCATTGCAACAGATTATGAGCCTTCAAGAGACCGAAGGAGCAAAAGCTCAATCGTATTCAGCTGGTGGGAGCAAGGGCTCAAATAAAGATACGATGGCAAAAGTTGATAAGCGCATAGATCTAGAAGCATTGTTGTCTAAAAGAATGAATGACAATTATGACTATATCAATGACGCTTACACGCTTCTGTACGGTGTGAGCCAACTCGGAGACGGCGGCATATGTCAATTAATGAGCAGCTCTATTTATGCGGATTTGCTTCAATGGCGCTATCTTCAATGCCTGACGTGGAGTGATGTGTCTGAAAGACTTCTTACTCCTGTGCGAACACTACAACAGTTAGAACGTGAAGTCTTTGAGACAATTGACGAAGAGAATTATATTGAAAAATTCTTGAAAAATAAATAATCTTTTTTGCCTTTTTGCTTGTAATATATAGATAGTAGTTATATACTATATACAACAAGAAAGGAGGTGAGAGATGGAAGAAAAGATATGGCAATTATTTCTCGCAATCTTCACAGCAGTAGCTACTGTCACAGTTGAAAAGATTGCAGAGAAACTAAAAAAGTCCCACCCCGACGAAGAGTAAGGACTTAAAGCCAAAGGGGATATCAGTTGCAGCTGGTATCTCCTAGGCTCTAAGATTAGCATAAAGGAGCACAAAATGGAAAACGTATTACTCATATTAGTTACTGTTGCAGTAACGCACATTCTCTACAAGACCATTCGCAAGAAGGAAAGTCGATAATGGCCACTAGTGAAGCTCAAAAGCGGGCAAGTGCTAAGTATCGCAAAAACAACGTTAAGGCGATTATGTTTAACCTGTACCCAAGCGATAAGGACTTGTTAGAGTTTCTAGAATCAAAGATGAACCGCTCGAGCTATATTAAAGACCTGATTCGTAAAGATATGGAGAACTCGAGAAAATAAGTTCTGCATACTCTTGCGCACTCTTGCGCGGTGTTTTGTGATATTATGTACAGTAGCGATTTACGCATCAAAGGACCTAATAAGCGTTCTGGTACAAGCCAGGGCGCTTTTTTGTTTAGCAAGGTGATCTAGTGGCAAAGAATGTTCGCCAGGGAAATGGCAATGCTAGACGGAAGCTGAGAGCCTGGCTTATGGCTCAAGGACTACCGTGCGCCATTTGTGGCAAGCCAATTAACTATGCGCTACCTGCTGGACATCCAGATGCATTTGAAGTGGATGAAGTTGTTCCCGTATCGAGGTACTGGCTCAGACTTTACAACGCTCAGCGTCATTGCTGGGCTGGTCCTTTTGAGTCTGGGCAAGCGGCGGCGCTCAGCCAGGACAACGTACAAGCTACTCACAGACACTGCAATCGTGAGAAGAGCAACAAGATTCCTTGTGATGTGAGCCAAGGGAAGATATTCAGAAGCAGACAGTGGTAAAGATGGGGCGGGGTGACCCTCACCCCCTATAAGCAGCGGCTATCTCGGCGGCACAGAGCCATTTTTTCAGATGGGGCAATATTGATGGCTACGAATGAGAATGCACACGTGAACGGAAGGAGCGTGCATGGTGAACAGTAAGCATGGAGCAACACTCTCGCAGACTGAAATTAACTACATTCTAAAAGCTAAAGACCAGGGCGTTCCAAACAAGGTTATTGCAGATACCATTGGCCGTTCTGTGCGTGTGGTGCAGAAGTACTACAGCCTGTATCAACAGAAAAACAATGCAGCAAAGACAGCGATGGAAAAGCTTCCAGATAAAGAGACGCTGACTCACACGCTGCCATTCAGAGAGCGCAAACAACAGAACACAATTGAGCGCCTAAAGGAGCTTCGCAATTTGCTCAGAGAGCAAATGCTCGTTGCTGATCCACGCAACATTTCCGCAATTTCAAAAGAGTATCGAGCAGCGGTCACGCAGATTGCTGAGCTGGAGGGAGCTGATGCAACAGATGTCGTTGAGACAAAGCACGACGACGCAGTCGCACAAGCCCTCAAGTTCGTCGTTGGAGCCTAGGTATTGCATTTACAGGCCATACACTAAATCCCTGGCACCGCTTGTAGTGGCACTTGCTAAAGAAGGCGGCTTTGAATTTGCACAGTGGCAAATCAAGGCGCTAGAGATTCTTGCAGCGGTTGATACTGACCTTCAATTCATTCAGCGCATCTTTGGTTTATCGGTACCAAGGCAGAATGGCAAAACAACCATTGTTGAGTGGTACATCATCACACTTGCGATGATGCTTGGTTACCGTGTTCTATGGACCGCGCACAACTACAACACGACAATGAAGACGCTCGAGGACTTCCGCAACATCTTAGGCGCAAAGCCAAACGATGAGGTGCGAGGTATCAAGTACTTCAATGATTCGCTCTTAAGAGTCTCATCAAAGACCGCACAAGAAAGCTTCACTTTTAAGTCGCAAATGGAAGGCAAAGGAGAAGGCTTTATAGCATTCTCTACAAGAACTAAGACGGCAAACCTTGGTAACACCTTCGACTTGATTGTGGTCGATGAGGCTCAGGAGCTTTTACCAGAGCACGTTCAAGCCTTGTTGCCAACTACCTCGAGTGGTCCTAATAAGAACCCGCAATTCATTTACATGGGAACTCCAAGACGTGCTGGTTCTCCTGCTGATAAGTTCGACAAGATGCGCTCAGATGCAATTAACAACAATGGCGAGATTGAGACATCCTGGATTGAATACGGACTCGAAGAAGTCGGTGATGTTACAGATGAAGAACGCTGGTACCAAGCAGCGCCATCACTTGTCGAAGGTATTACTAACATTACGGCTTTGCGAGCTCTTAGAACTCAAATGGATAGTTTGCAGTTTGCTCAAGAGTGTCTAGGAGTATGGCTTACTCCACAGGAGCTTGCAGGAGGTGCAGGAGCACCACTCATTGACAAAGAGACTTGGCAAAGATGTGCAACAGCTACGCCACCTCAAGGCACACCTTCTGCCTATGCGGTGAAGTTCTCAGTTGATGGAGTCTACTTCGCTGTATGCGTTGCGATAAAAGACGGTGACAGCACACACGTTGAGCTCGTGGACAAGAGAGCTACTATCGGCGGCAAGCAGGCGCTTGCAGAATTTGTGACTAAGCGTGCTCAAACGGCGCCAGTCATCATTGACGGCAAGGCGGGCGCTGAGTCTCTCTATAGGCGAGTTATCGATTTTGTTCCAGAAGACAATGTGGTAATTCCAGCGGCTGCTGACTTAGTCACGGCCAACGTTGACTTTGTCGATGCAGTCAATGAAGGCTCAATTACATGGTTTAAGCCTGATTCCTTAGATGACTCAGAAGAAGATGAGCTGACAAAGGCAGTTACTGAGTCCTACAAGCGCCCTATCGGCCGCACAGGTGGCTGGGGCTTTGATGGTGAAAGAGCAGCGGTTGTTGAAGCTGCAACATTAGCTGCTTGGGCAGCAAAGCAATACGAAGATGATGAAGATGAAGGCGAGGTATTCTTCTAATGGATAGAGGACTCGATGCTTCCATGGCTGCTGCCATTGGTCTATCAGATGAGAACAGAGAGGTTGTCTCTCAGCTTGTTTCAGTGTGGCGCAAACACTATACCAGGAATGTTCTCAGAGACCGTTACTATAACGGCAATGTCAAGGTTAAGGATTTAGGCGTTTCCGTGCTTCCTCAGTTAGCTTCTAAGATTGATGCCAAGATTGACTGGGCGGCAAAGTGCGTTAACTGGTGGGCTGATCGTGTGCAGTTCCAGAACTTCAATGCGACTGACACGGCTGTTAAAGAGGAACTTCGAGCCATTTCTCGCGAGAATGACTTAGAGAACTTGGTGCGCAAGGTTGTCATGAGTTCACTTAGACACTCAGTTGCGTTCATTAGTGTTACCCAGGGCAACCCAGAGTTTAATGAGCCGGATGTTGTTATCTCCGGATATCCTGCAACGGCTGCATCTGCTATTTGGTCAGACGCTAAGAAGCGCATTGAAGCTGCTCTTGTAGTGGTTGACGCTGAGTGGAACAGAACACAATCAATCAAGACCCCAACGCTTGTTTACGTCTTCACAGATGACACGTTTATTACACTCAGTCTGCTCAATGGTAGATGGTTTGCAACTGAAGAATCGCACTCAATGGGCAGAGTTCCCGTTGAGCCCGTTGCGTATCATTCAACACTTGAGCGACCATTTGGCACCTCACGTATTAGCCGCACGGTTATGAGTCTTGTTGATGATGCGCAGCGTGAGATTCTCAACATGAGCGCAACCGCTGCATTTGCTTCTGCTCCACAGAAGTATCTGCTTGGCGCTGACGCGAGCGTTGCTCAGAAAATTGCTGACTCACCGTTTGGTGCGTTTATTGGCTCAACGTTTATTGCAACATCGAACAAGAACAAGCAGATTCCGAACTACGGCCAGCTTCCACAGCTTACTATGCAGCCACACAGTGACTATATGAAGCTGCTTGCTTCTATGTTCTCAGATGCAACGAATGTTCCTCTTTCCTCGCTTAGCTTCACGTCTGCTAACCCAACCTCAGCAGATGCAATTATTGCGAACCAGGAAGACGCGATTATCGACATTACAAGCTACATCGCTTCTTGCAAGAGATCTCTTGTGAACGTCTCTGCTATGGCTCTCGCAGTAAAACATGACTCGGACTTCTACAGCGCCATGAGAGACAACGAGACAACGGCTGTCTTTGCTAACCCAGAGACACCATCACCCGTCTCGATGTCTGATGCCATTACAAAGCAGGTAGCGACATTCCCGTGGCTTGCAAGCTCTGATGTTCCACTGCGAGCTCTTGGCTATAAGGATGATGTTCTCACAGAGCTTCAGGCTGACCGTCGCCGCTTTGCTGCACAGGAGCTGGTTAGAACTGCCGCACAAAGTGAGTAGTCATGGATATTTCAAAAAAGGATATGGAGTCGTACCATCGACTACTATCTCAAATTCAAGAAAGGTCTAAGTCTACTTTTAATCGTCTTGTTGAAGCTGGGTTGAAGGTAAACCCAGCTATGGGCGATGAAGAATTTCTCGAGCTTGTTGAGAAATCAATGATTAGTGCGACACTTTCTTTTGGTGATGCTGCAAGCTCTGTTGCACTTGATTTTTTTACAGACACAACTGGTCTCGATGCTAAAAACACTGATATTGCTAGACTGCCTTTTGGAGTGAATGATTCGTTTAGTGACCATGTAAAAAAATACGCTAGGAATAATGATATTAAAGGTCAAAAATTCCTAGAAGCATGTGGGAATCTTGTCGAAAGTGAGACTCTTCAACAAGCTAATCGAACAATAGGAAAAGCTGGTGCAAGAAACGGAATGAAGTTTGCTCGCGTACCACAAGGTGGCGAGTGTCCATTCTGCGCTTGGCTTGCTTCTTTTGGCTTCCATTACACAGAAAAAGGCGCAAATTCTCATTATCATGATCATTGCAGATGCAAGGTTGTCGCTGGAAAACCTGGAACTAAAGTCGGTGGCTATCAACCAGAGTTAATCAGGAGTAGATTTAAAGAGGTTGCTGATTCAATAGGATTAGATGTAAATAATGCTAAAGATAAAAAAGCAATCTTAGAAGAATGTGCTAGAAGAGACTCCGATTGGCTTAATGGCAAAGAGCCTAGAGTTACTTTTACTGATAAAGCTGTTAAGGAAGACATCTTAACGAAGCACAAAAAAGAGTATGAGTCAGCGCTGAGAATGATTCACGCTGGTGTTCCGTGCTGTTTTCAAAAAGACCATAGAGACTATTATGATAAGAAGAAAAAAAGAATCCAAACAATTGGAAAAGCTGATTTTACTAAGGGACTTGAATTAAAAGTTTTGGAGAGCACTACTTCTAAAAACACCATTAATGGTTATCTTAAAAACGCTAAAAATAAGGAAGACTGCACTTGGGTGATTTTTGATAATTCGACTAACTTAGAGTTACCAGATGAAAAACTTGTTGAATTGATCGTAAAATCGCAACGATTTAAAAATGGCAGAATTTATTATTTTGGGCATGATTTAAAAGTTCACTTTGTAAGATAAAGCGCCGCAGCTATCACCAATTGGTGATAACCGGGGCGCTTCTTAATTTAATGTATCACATATCCATTGTGTAATCAACCAGCTGCACAGCTGGTTTTTTATTAGGTCCGCACGGACAGAAGGGGGCATGAGATGCCAGACACTACTGAGCAGGAGCAAGTACAAGAGACTACAGATGAAGTCCAGGAAGCTGCACAGCTTGATGAGACTGAGACTGTCGACTACTGGAAAGCCCAAGCACGCAAATGGGAGAAGCGTTCCAAGGAAAACTCCAAAGCCACAGAGGAGCTTGCAGAAGCACAGAAACGTGCACAGGAAGCAGAAGACGCAGTAAAGGGCTATAAGACCCGTGAGGAACAAGCCTCGATGAAGAAAAAGATTGCGTCTGAGTTCAATGTGCCAGAAGAGCTTGTTGTTGGTTTCACGGAAGAGGATATGCGCCAGTTTGCAGAGGTACTCGTCAAGCACCTAAAGCCCAAAGCAGGAGTAAAAGCTCCACATCCTGGCAAGTTCACCACAGAAGCAGGAGATAACTCCGCAAAGGTTGAGCTTGCACGTCAATTATTTGGTAATTAAAGAAAGGATTTACAATGCCAGCAACAAACACTACTAACATTAAGCTTCCTGTTGAGATTGCAAAGGACCTTGTCTCTAAAGTTGCAGACACTTCCGTCATTCAGACTCTGTCTGCTTCTTCTCCAGCAATCTTCGCAAACCGTGCTTCTATCCTGTTCACTCAGGACCCAGAAGCTGAGATTGTCGGCGAGTCCACACAGCACTCTTCTCAGACTGTCGGTCTGAAGCCAGTAGATCACACCATCAAGAAGCTCTCTGTCACTGTCCGCTTCTCCAATGAGGTTCAGTGGGCAGACGAGGACAGCCAGCTCCAGATTGTTGACGCAATCGTTGACAAGTCTGCTGCTGCTCTTGGCCGTGGTCTTGACTACCTCGTCTTCCACGCTCTTAACCCTGCAACTGGTATGGCTGCTTCTGGTCTGACTGCTCTGACCGCCGGTGCTACCGCTGTCACAGCAACCACTGACCCAGCTGCTGACCTTGACGCACTCGCTGACGCAGTTGACCCAGGCTACTCCATCTCTGGTATTGGTCTTTCCAAGGCTTACGCTTCCAGCCTGCGTAAAGTCCGTGTTAAGAACACCGGTCTTCGCATGTTCCCTGAGATTCCAATCAACCTCAACACTGGTGTAGTCGATGGCCTTGCAGCTGCAACCTCCAACACCGTTTCCGGTGCTCTTGCTAAGACTGCAACCAAGGTCCTCGCAGTTATGGGCGACTTCAACCTCATCAAGTGGGGCATTGTCCGCGACATCAACATCGAGACCATTGAGACTGGTGACCCAGACGGACTTGGCGACCTCAAGCGTCTTGGCCAGGTAGCTTACCGCGCAGAGGTTGTTTACTCTTACGCTGTCATCGACCCTAAGGGCTTTGCAGTTCTTAAGAGTGCTTAGTCATGGCTGGGCAGATTAAGCCCTTCGCAACTCTAAGCGACTTAAAAGCAATGTTTCCAACCTTAGAAGCAACAGACGAAGGGAGAGCGGAGAACCTGCTCTCCCTTATCTCTGCTGCTGTTGGCTCTCTTTGTGACGTTGAGTCTAAGGACCCAGCTGTATTGAAACTTGTTGTTTGCCAGGTGGCAATCAGAGTTCTTCAAGCTGGTTCAGAAACACCAATTGGTGTGCAGTCAGAGTCCTGGACTGCGTCCCCTTTTGGCGGCTCTGTATCCTACTCAAATCCAACCGGAGACATCTACTTCACAGCCTTTGAGAAGTCACTTCTTGGAGTTGATGAGGGGTACGCAATATTTGCTAACCCTCTCCCAAAGGAGGACTAATGAAGCCAACAATGACGCTCTTTGTTAAGGAGCGCACATCATCTGGAGTTGACCGCTTTGGCAATGAGTCATTTACATACTCAGAGCCAATAAGCGTTCCTGGATGTCTATTCGCGCCATTCCAGCCAAAGGACTTGGAGGTAAGTAGACCTGAAGGCGTTGAAGTCACAGCGACTGCTTACTTCCCCCGTGGTTGGGCTGAGCGTCTCAGACGCGCACAGGTTAGTCCGGATGGCAAGCGTTGGTTTAACGTCATTGGCGCTCCTGTCGACTTCCCAGAGCAGATGATTCCAAAGGGTTGGAGATGGAGCTGCTTAGTACCGCTTGGAGTTGTAGATGGCTAGGCAGTTCACGGCTTCCAATGCAGGCGGCACAGTCAAGATGATCTATAAAGCCAACAAGCTGACATCAATCTTGACTGGTGCTAAGACGCAGGAAGTCTTACGTAAGAGTGCAGAGAAGATACGAGCTCGTGCTGCTTCGATGTATGGCGCAAAGGACTATGGCGTAAAGGTCACAGTCGGAAAGAACCGTGCTCATGCAGTTGTTCACACAGCAAGCGTACACGCAATCAATTCTAATGCTCTGCATAACACGCTGCAGAAGGCAGCGAGGGGGTAATCATGATATTCAGTTCAATGGAGCACATTATTAAGTGGGCACATACCACAATCGGTTTGCCATGTTCAACCGAAGTTCAGAAAAACACTCCAGATGAGTTCCTATTAGTCGACCGCACAGGCGGCGAGATGGACTACCCGCATGATTCCCCTGAATACACTATTTCAATTTGGACGAGGAGCAGCGCACGCTCTGAGCAGGTTGCTCATGAGCTTGCCATTGCCCTTAAAGTGACCCCACCAACTGACAGAAACATTAACGCCGTCTTCGCACCAAACGTGTTTAGTTATGGGAAGCAGGAAGGCGACTTTGTTGTGTGGCAGGTCACATTCTCTATGTCAGTCAATATTAAAGACGAAAGGAATTAACTATGGCAGTTGACGCTTCCAAAGTACTTGTTGGCGCACTAGACCAGGCTACTACTGGCGCTGTCCTGGACGCTCCAGTTGGAACTCCTATCCCAACAGACTTAAACGCTGCTCTTAATGCTGCGTTTAAGGACTCTGGTTATATCTCCAGCGACGGTATTGCTCTATCTACCGACTACTCCACTAAGGACATCACCGAAGCAAACGGCGCTAATGTTCGCCAGCTTCTGGAGAAGTTCGATGGTACGGTCAAGTTCACTGAGCTTGAGATGTCCGAGCGTGCAGCGACTCGCGCGTTTGGTAAGGATGCAGTAACCGTTACCGCTGCAACTTCTACCCGTGGCACACAGATGAAGATTGCAATCGGCGCAAGACTTCCAGAGGTTCGCGAGTGGGTATTCAAACTGAAGGATGGCGCTGCGAAGATGATGATTATCGTTCCTCGTGGCCAGGCTATTCCACCTTCTGAGATGAACTTCCAGTCCGCTGAAGCTGTAACACTTCCAGTCGAGCTGAAGTGCCAGCCAGATGCACAGGGTAACAGTATCTATATTCTTACTGATGATGGAGTAGTGACTCGATAATGCTTAACTTCTCAACCTCCCATAAGACGCTTGATATTACCGTTGACGGTGCAGAGTGTCATATCCCTCTCCAGCTAACTCTCGCAGACATTGAACGCGTTGGCATTCTTGAGAATGCTGAAGCTTCTAGCATGGAAGCAGTGAAGTGGTTCGTGAGCTTCTTGAAGCCTTATGTTGTTGAGGTTGAGAAGCTTAGTATTGACGATCTATCTTCCATCATGTCTGAGTGGAATAAGATGCGTAGTGAAGCCGGTGAGGTTGAAGCGGGGGAATAGTTTGGCTCTCGCAGGTGGTTCTTAAGCATACTGGAGAGCTTGAATACGACCTTATGACACTCACAGGCTTCACATTAGATGACCTTGGAGAGCGCCTTAGTTATAGGGCGCTCTTTTCTTTTATCCAAAACTTGCCTAAGACTTCTGCGCTTTGGAAGGCAACACATCCCAATGATATTGACTATGCACTCTGGGAGTCGCAAGAGATTGTTCCACAGCTTCTTGCAAGGCTCTCAGACCAGCTAAGTCAGCTTACATGGATGTATTCCTCTGCTAACACAACCAAGAAGCAGCCTAAGCCTAAGCCACTCACACGCCCAGGCGTTGAGAGTGCCAAAGAGGAAGTCTATGGCAAGGACCCAATCCCAATTAGTCAATTTAATGACTGGTGGGACTCACACTAAATTAGGAGGTGAATATGGCTAACGCAGAAGTGGGTTCTGCTTACGTCTCTGTCATTCCCTCGACTAAAGGCTTCAATGAAGGTGTAGCAACAGCAGCGTTTGACGGCATGAAGACGGCAGCTCTCGGAGTTACAGCGGCAGTTGCTGCTATTGGTGCAACTATGATTGCCATCGGTAAGCAGTCACTTGACGCATACGCAAACTTTGAGCAGCTTTCTGGCGGCGTTGAGAAAATTTTTGGCGAAGCGTCAAGCCAAGTCATGGCTAATGCACAGGCAGCTTATGCTATCGCTGGTGTCTCAATGAACCAGTACATGGATCAGCTCAACAGCATGGGTGCAGCTCTCAAGCAGTCTTTTGGCGGTGATGTGGTTGCGGCGGCTCGTGCGGGCAACATGGCAATTACCGACATGGCTGATAACGCATCAATCTTCGGCTCTAATCTCCAAGATATTCAGAACGCATATCAAGGCTTTGCTAAGCAGAACTACACGATGCTTGACAACTTGAAGCTCGGATATGGTGGTACAAAGCAAGAGATGGAGCGTCTAATTGCAGACGCTAACGCTTTTGAAAAGGCACAAGGACGCGCTGGTGACTTAACCATCGAGAAGTATGGCGACATCGTCCAGGCAATCCACGACATCCAGGAGCAGCAAGGCATTATGGGTAACTCTGCTGAAGAAGCAGCAGAGACTATCCAAGGCTCTATTCAAATGATGCAAGCTTCCTGGGAGAACTGGCTCACGGCTATTGCTGACCCAAATGGTGACATTGAAGGCATGTCTGAGAAGCTTCTAAAGTCTATTGGAACAGTCGTTAAGAACCTCATTCCAACAATCGTCCGTATTACCAAAGGACTTTTTAAGGCGCTGCCAGATGTTGCAAAGGGCATTGGTGAGGAGCTTGGCAACATGCTTGCTGCTGTTGTTGAGAGCTTGGACTTTAAGTCAATCGCGTCTGGTATGTTCTCATCGTTTACGAGCGCAGCAAAGGCAACAGACCTTAAAGACCTTGGGGCCAGCGTCGCAGAGAAGTTGACAGGATCTATTGAGTCTTTCTTGTCTGACAACCAAGTTGCAATCGGCGACTTTATCGACACAACAGGCTTTGATGTCTATGGTGTTGCTGATTCTCTTGAGGGGCTTATAAGCTCAATTGAAGACTTTGCTAAGGGTATTGGCGATTCCTTTAACAACATTATTGAGAATACAAATGCCCTGGATGAAGTCAACGGTATCTTCAAGGCTAACATGGAGCAAGTGTCACTAGCTTTAGAGTTCTTTATGGACTTGCTCTCAAACATTTTGAACGTACTCACTCCATTTATTGAACCGCTCATGGAGCTTGGTGTTAGCGTGCTGCCGCTTGTTCGCGGTGCGATGGAAGGCTTGAACGGTGTTCTTAGCTTCTTGATTGATACCGTTAACGGTGTCTTTTATGCTCTACAGCCACTCATTGACCAAATATCCAAGGACCTCACAGCTTGCATTCAGTCTGTTACCCCTCTCTTTAAAGACATGGGTGACGATATGTCCAACGCTGGTAGTGACGCAGCCAATTTTGGCGTTACAGTTCGTGAGATTTGCGGAGGTCTTAGACCCGTTATCGAGGGACTAGCAACAGTTGTTCACAATGGTATGAGTGGTATTGCAGCTGCGTTGTCACTTGGCACAGCCGCATTCCTTGCATGGAAGAACTTCTGTTACTCGATTGGTGACGGTATCAAGAGCAACTTCAATAACATGGTTAGCTTTATTTCTGGCATTCCTGGTAAGATTAAGAGCTTCTTTGCTGGTCTTGTTATCCAGTTACCACACATCAAGCTTCCTTATCTCCACATCTCCGGCGGTTTTTCGATTGTTCCACCTTCTGTTCCGCATTTCAGTATTGAATGGTACGCAGAGGGCGGCATTCTTACCAAGCCAACGATGTTTGGTATGAATGGCTCACGCCCTATGGTTGGCGGTGAAGCAGGTCCAGAAGCGATTCTTCCAATCGACAACATCAAAGGTTACATGGTTGACGCAATGAATGAGTCTAACCACGAAAGCGCTGTCGTTGCTGAGATTAGGAACATGCGCGAGGACCTTAAGAACATGAAGCTCTATATGGATGCAAGACTTGTTGGCAGTGTCGTATCTCCATACGTTGACGCTAACCTGGGTGCTTACAAGGTGGTGGCAAGTCGATGAACCTCGAGATATATGTAGATGGCACACCGCTTTGCGAGACATTCAACATGATCATGACAGACTACGTTGATACACCACCTGCACCAAAGACAATGCAAGTCACAATTCCTGGAGCTGATGGCGTTCTAGACCTCTCTGAGTGGTTTGCTCACCGCCCGCTCTTTGGTAAGCGCACAATCGAGTTTACCTGCTATCCAAATGCCGCTCTTGATTGGCCAGAGATTGAGCAGTCTCTTACTAAGCTGCGTAACTTATTGCATGGCAGAGCGTACGACTTCAAGCTGTCCTGGGATGAAGGTTATACATATCATGGACGCTTTGAAGTCGACACTCAGAAGATGTTCATGCAAGGCATGGCACTCAAAGTAAAGGTTGTTTGTGAGCCTTATAAGAGCAAAGGAATTGTCGAGTATCTGCTTAATGGAGAACTTGGCAAGTCTTATGTTGTTGACGGTCCTGCGCATGACGTTTTGGCGGTCATTACCACACAGGCAAATGCAATCGTAAACATCAATGGTACGAGCTTCTTCTTAAGTCCTGGCGTATGGTCGAGCGATGCTGCACGTCTCCACAATGGCAAGAATACAATCACGGTAAACACCACGCCTGACTATGGCACAGCCCTGTGGCGTGATTATACCGGCGATAAGTGGAATCGCTTTGACGGGCTCACGCTTAGCTACCTTGCAAGAGCAGGACAGAACAGGCTCAAGAGCCTTAAATGGCAAGCTTACACAGGTAAGACGTGGGAGAGCGTTCGCGGCGCGTGGCAAAACAACATGTACGTTGGAGACAACGAGAATCATCCAGGCAATGACGTATCACTCAAGTTCGAGTGGAAGGACATTTAATGAGTACTAAAACAGCAAGGCTTGGACTCACTAAGCCAGATGTGACAGATGATGTTACACAGACTATTAAGGACTTGGCAAAGAACTTCGACCTGCTGGACGCAATGTTTCCAGTAGGAGCAATCTATCAGAGCACTAAGCCAACTGACCCATCTACGTTTCTTGGCGGTACGTGGCAAGCATTAAACGGTGTATTTCTCTTGGCTCAGTCGCAGAAGTTTCCAGCTGGCTCAACAGGCGGCGAGGATACACACACGCTGACAATCAATGAGATGCCAAGCCACAGCCACGATACTAGCATGCACTACGGCACGGATAATGGCGGTGGCAGCCAGTGGACTGCACGCTCCGCAGACACCTACACTAACTATCGCTTCCAGGTTGACGCGGTCGGCGGCGGTCAACCTCACAACAACATGCCACCATATCGCGCAGTCTATATGTGGGAGAGGGTGGCTTAAATGTACATCTTGAAGTATGCAGGTAGTGTGCTTCATGACCCACGTACAGACGTTCAAATCTCAGCAGGTACCTTAAAGGAAGAGTCGGGACAGTCCCCGACTCTTTCTCTTACTATCCAGCCGACGCACCCGCTCTGGGATAGCTTTACCCGTGACACGGTGATGCTTCCAAACAGAGAGGTTGAGTTGTTTGAGGTTGAGACTGGTCTTGTGCTCTTCCGTGGCCGTGTTAGAGCAATCTCTATGGAGTTTGACGGTAGTAAGAAGCTGACATGCGAGGGTGCGATGGCATACCTCAATGACACCACTGTTAGACCTTACAAGACCTATGACACTGATGAGATTGAGTGCGACATCAACGCACCTGCTGAAGCTAATAAGCTATTTGAGTGGTTCATTGAACAGCATAATTCACACGTCATGAACGCATGCGAGAAGTTCATAATTGGCGTTAATGCTGGCGCAAATTATGGCAAGCTGCAACGCGGTACAGGTACTAGACCCGCAACACTCAAAGAGATGCGCGACAAGCTTGAGAAAGCGTGCGGCGGTTGGTTGCGTGTGAGGTATGACGCAACAGGATCTATTATCGACTGGCTGCCAGATACAGGCGCAGCAGAAGCAACTCAGAGAGTAGAGCTAGGCAGCAACCTCTTAGACCTCGACACACAGGTTGACGGAAAAGACATCTACACGGCTATTGTTCCAGTCGGAAAGACTGGCAAAGGCGAAGATGAGCATAAAGTCAACGTGTCAGCTGAGACTGCTTACGTTCCCTTTGGCTATGCAATCCAGGGCGATGCAGTTGTCGATATGACAGCGGTTGAGAAGTATGGACTCATCGAGAAGACGATGTCCTATGACTTGGATACTCCTCAAGCACTTGCTGACAAGGCTGTTGCTGACCTCGCAGCAGGCAAGCTAGATGACTCTATCGAGGTGTCAGCATTTGACTTGCACAACCTTAATGAGCAGACGTTGCCAATCGACTTCTTAGACCGTGTATTCGTTAAGAGTGAGCCACACGGTATTGAGCGTTACATGATCTGTTCAGGTCGCACAATCAACCTAACTAACCCAGCTGCTACTCAGTTTAAGCTTGGCGCAATAACTGCAACGCTGACAAGAGGTGGCACGAGCTCACAAGAGTCAGCCCAGGAAAGCATTGCCAAGCGTGTCACTTCTCTCTCTAACGCAACAAGAAATATCGCAAAAGACGCAGCGACAACAACCATCAAAGTTGCAGCAGTTGAGGAGAAAGCGGTAGCGGTTGAGAAGAAAGCTGACGCAGCCACGGAGAAGATTGCAGACGTTGCAACCACGGCCACAGCGGCAGCCGAGAAAGTTGAGACTGTCGCGGCTAAAGCTGAGAAGGCGGCGGAGGAAGTGAGCCACGTAGCAACAGATGCAAAGAACGCCAAAGATGCAGCAAAGGAGGCGAAGACCATGGCGACGAAAGCGCAGAGTGATGCTAATGAAGTCAAGAGTGCGGTTGCAAATCTAACCAACACGTTCTCACACGATGTAGATGGCGCACACGTTGGCGATAAGGCAGGTATGCACACTACTATTGACGCTCAAGGAATGAAGCTACTGAACAATCAAAAGGAATTAGCGTCTTTTAGCGCCGGTATTGTCACCCTTGGAGGAACAGCCCTAAACATCGTAGCGGGCTATAGCAACGGTAGAGACGATAGCAGGGCTACGGTGTTGATGACCTCTAATCTGCTTATTAAGCCTACTAACGGGCTTGAAACAGAAGCGGTGTACATGGCTAACCGCCTAACAAGCAGCGATAGAATGAACACTACCGCCATTAGTGCAAACGTTAGCAGTCTGAGCGTATCAACTAACAACAATGCTCAGAAAGTAAATATTACGTTTGAGCAGCTTATTAAGTTGCTAAAGTTCACCCCGTGGATAACACTAATGGACAACGGCGCATGCCGTGTACGCTACTGTTTTCGTGGTGGAATGGCGTACCTAGATTGTTACCTCGCAGCGGGCTATTCGACGTATACAACCACAGCGCAATTACCCGATGAGGTACTACCCGCAATCAATGGATATTACCCGCTTGGCACTCAGACCGCTAATAATACGGCAAAAATTTGGGTCGGTGCAGCGGGTGGCGGTGACGGTCATGTGTACTTTTATAACTGGTCGAGCGGTTACGCTACGGGAATTATTCCGATTCTTCCTAAGAGTCTCGAGTAGGAGGTGACGTTATGAACCCACTAACATTCGAGCAGATTGTCGCCGCCGTGTCGTTTCTTGGAATGGTGCTCACGCTCATCAATGGCGCTAAGGCAATGAACCGCGCAAGCCAGGAAGACGCGATGCGTTTGGTGCGTATCGAAGAAGGCGTGAAGCAGCTCAAGAGTGACTTAGACGACACGCAGAAAGCCTTCACGGCTTACATGGCGCGCACTGATGAAACTATTACGAATATTCGCGATGTGCTCTCTGTACACGATACGCGTCTCGCTGTGGTTGAGGATGTGACCCGTAATCAGGCGGGACGGCTGGAACGCCTAGAACAGGCGCGTACACACTAGGTAATTATCGACAACTTAAAATCGTTTGAAAGGAAACACTATGAACGAGTGGATCAAGGCAGCATTGGTACGAGCAATCAAGACGGCGGCACAAACCGCAGTGGCTCTTATCGGCACAAACGCAATCGGCATCACAGGCGTTGATTGGGTGGCCGTTGCTTCTGCGGCAGCTCTCGCAGCCGTTGTGTCCCTGCTTACCTCCATTGCAGGTATTCCGGAGGTACGCGAGGGAAAGTCTCCACTGGAGGGCAGATAATGGCTGATTTTTCGGGTGAAATTACCGCGGATGCGTATATTCCAACGTCAGCATATTCAGCTGGGCGAGACGGTCATTCCGTGCAGTATATCGTGGTGCATCACGAAGCTGCCACAGGCTTAGACGGTGCAGCCATTACAGCCATGTGGGACAGAATGCAGGCACAATCCGCGCACTATTCTGTGGATGGAGCAGGTACTATCACCCAGCACGTACTGGAGAGCAACACCGCATGGGCGTGTGGCCGCTGGGTTGCTAACTGCGAGAGTATTAGCATCGAGCACGCTAATAATTCCACTTCGCCATGGACTGTCTCTGAAGCTACCCTAGAGAGCGGCGCACACCTCGTGGCCGCTCTTCTTATTAAGTACGGCTTAGGATATCCACGTTGGGGTGGTAACGTCCGTCCACATTCGCAGATCGTGGCAACCGCTTGCCCTGGCGAGCTTGCCGGCTCTCAGAATGCGCACTTTATGGAGCGTGTTTGCTACTGGTATGAGGTCATGACTGGTGCACGCTCAAGCTCTGAGGTTGGCTGGCACACAGACGGCAAGGGCAGCTGGTGGTACCAAACAGGCGAGTCATCGAGTGAGTACGCTATTGGTTGGTATAAGGTCGGCGATAAGTGGTATTACTTCAACGAGAAAGGCTGGATGCTCACCGGCTGGGTTCACGCTTCTTGGGAAGGCTCTGAGAAGTTCTGGTGGCACTTCGGCGAGACTGGCGCACTTGAATCGGGAGATTGGCTTGAGTACAACGGAAGCTGGTATTTGCTAGGCTCTGACGGGCGCATGGTCACAGGTTGGCAGGAGCGCGACGGAAACCATTATTACCTCGACGAAACTGGCCGCATGATTACTGGCTGGCTTAACCTCAACGATGACTGGTTCTATCTACGCTCCGATGGCTCACGAGTTGAAGATTGCCTTTATGAGGTTGGAGCAGACAACATCTGCGCCTTCGATAAGGAAGGAAAGCTTCTCACAGGCGACATCACAGTCACGACCAATGATGATGGATACATCGCTGGAATTAAGTAATATTTACCCCTCTCGTTTTGACGAGAGGGGCTTTTTTCATGGGTAAATACTCCAACTCATAATTTACGTGTCTTAAAATGCCTTACAGCAAGCCGTTTAACTGGGAATTTGTAAAGGTAAATTTACTCGCTTTTCTTTATTGATTGTTTCAATACGGTTAACAACAATGTTTCCCCTTCAATTCTCTTCTTTTGAATATATCGAGGTAAATCGACTATCTAAATAGTTAAAACTTTTATTCGAACAGGTATTCTACTTTTACAGTAGCCATACAGTT